AATGAAAAAACCATTACTAGATACATTTAATAGAATCGGAGGCAAGCGCCTTAACGAAGCTCATGCATGGGAACGAGAAGAAGGCAAACCTTTACCAACATTAGCCGACGTTAAAGCTGCACATGAAGCCAATTCATTGCAAGAAGATGATGCAAACGCATCTAAATTACCAGAAGCATGGATTGAAGCGAATAAAGATGAATATGAAGATGTTATTGACGGAATTATCGATGCAGCTTGGGAAAAATTATCTGATATCGGGTTTGGACCTTGGGCAGAGGATTCTGGGTACGAGTGGCCATCGGATGAAGAAGAAGAATATCTTAAGAATAAAATAATGAAGCGAGTCCTTAAGGAACTTGTATAAAGGACACCGAAATGAAAAAATCAGAATTCAGAACATTGCTTAGAGAAGAGATTCGAGATATTATGTCAGAAAGCAAAGTAACCGACGTTATAGATCGGTTATCAAAGAAGATGAAAGAATTCGATACACCGTTTGGTGAAAATAATTATAATGATGGCATTCGAAGAGGCTTAGCCTTAGCAATTGCCAATTTACAGGCTATAAAATGAAAAAAACATTACGAGATACATTTAACAGAATTGGCGGTAACCGTCTTAACGAATCTCATGCATGGGAACGTCAACCAGGTAAGCCATTACCAACAATGGCAGATGTAAAGGCCGCACATGAATCCAAATCATTACGAGAGGATGAATATGACGATGAGGATGGTAATGATGAGCCATGGGAATCTAGCGATGGATGGAATGAAGATTATTTTGATGAGAATGGCACAACATCGGCATTAGATTTAGCTGCTAAGGTATCATATGAAATTAGAAACGCTAGACGTGGTTCATATGCCATTGGCGAGGATAGTATATTTGCAATGAGGGATGTGCTTATTGAATTACAGGAAATGCTTGGCGATGCTATAGAAAGTATCACAAGTGATACGGAAGGCCGGCCGGATCCATATTATGATGATAAAGGCATCCGATAAAATAACAAATAACAATTTTTTTCAATACTTTTTTACAAATCATTAGGATTCGTGAAAGAAAGTACTTATATTAATAATTATTAACCATTAAAAAATAGGATTAACAAATGGCAATTGATTTAGACGCAATTAGAAGCAAACTGGGCAAGCTCCAGTCACAAACAACCAGGCAGAACAATCTGTGGAAGCCTGAACCAGGTAAGCAACAAATTAGAATTGTTCCTTATCAGCACAACAAAGAGAATCCATTTCTTGAAATGCATTTTCATTATGATCTTGCAAAACGCAATTATCTATCACCAATGACATATGGTCGTCCTGACCCGGTTGTAGAATTTTCCGAGAAACTAAAATCATCTGGAGTATCTGATGAATGGAAGTTAGGTAAGAAGATGGAACCAAAAATGAGGACTTATGTACCTGTTGTTGTAAGAGGTAAAGAATCTGAAGGTGTTAAGTTTTGGGGATTCGGTAAAACAGTATATACTGAAATCCTAGGATTTATCGCAGATCCAGATTACGGTGATATTACAGATCCAATGAATGGGCGTGATGTTGTAGTAGAATTTACACCATCTGATTCTCCAGGAACATATCCGAAGACAGCAATTCGTGTAAAGCCTAATACATCGGCTCTAACAGAAGATCGCAATATTGCGGAGCTAGTAGCTAGCAAGCAACCTAACATCTCGGATATCTTCAAAGAACCATCATATGATGAACTTGAGAAGGCATTGGAGAATTGGTTGAATCCAGAAGAAGGTGAAACGGCAGAAGAAAGTGCATCAGCACCAGCCGCGGCAGCTCCTGCAGGAAATGTAAGTAAAGTCGATAACGTATCAGATGCGTTTGACGAATTGTTTAACAAGTAATTAAAAAAGGTTATAGATGGCAGGTAAAACTAAAAGCCAACAGACTGATCAGTTAGCATCGGAGCTTGCTTCGGCACTGAACAAGAAGTTTAAAAATACCAATCATAAAACAGCTTTCTTTCTAGACGGTGATACAGAAACACCGGCAGATGTAAAGGGTTGGGTTGGAACTGGGTCATCTATGCTAGATCTCGCAATATCCAATAGACCAGGTGGAGGATTTCCAGTTGGTCGGATTACAGAGATTACTGGTCTTGAAGCATCGGGTAAGTCATTATTGGCTGCCCATGCTTTGGCCAATACTCAAAAGGCAGGTGGCATGGCAGTATATATTGATACTGAAAATGCTATTAGTCGAGACTTTTTAGAGGCTATTGGAATCAATCTTGAAAAGATGTTATATATTCCACTAGAAACTATCGAGGATATTTTTGAGGCAATCGAAAGTATAATTGAATCAATTAGAAAATCTAATAAAGATCGATTGGTTACAATTGTAGTAGATTCTGTAATGGGTGCATCGACTAAAATCGAAATGGCAGCTGAATATGATAAGGATGGTTATGCAACTTCCAAGTCCATTATTCTATCCAAAGGTATGAGAAAGCTAACTAATATGTTAGGACGTGAAAAGATTTGTTTATTATTTACAAATCAGTTACGTACTAGATTAGGTGTTAGTTTTGGAGACCCATGGACGACTAGTGGTGGAAAGGCAATACCATTCCATTCATCAGTAAGACTAAGATTGAAGTCGGTTGGTCAAATCAAAGTTAAAAAAGATGGCATTGATCAGATTATTGGTATTAAGACAAGAACACAGGTTATAAAAAATCGAATGGGACCACCATTGAAAACGATTGATTATGATATCTATTTCGAATCTGGTATTGATGATTATGGTGGATGGCTAAATATCATGAAAGATCATAAAATAGTTTCTCAAGCAGGCGCGTGGTATACGTATACTAGTACTGCTGGAAAGGATGTAAAATTCCTATCTAAAGATTTTGAAAAGCTAGTAATTGATGATGATACTTTGAAAGCTGAGATATATGAAGCAATTTGCAAATCATATATTCTTAAGTATAAGCCAGGCGAAGATATTGGTATTGATGATGTAGTAATTGATAATGAATTTGTAAACGAAGAAGGATGAATTCTAGATACAAGCAAATCCTAAATCAAATCAACGAGGAGCGGGTTGAACAGGAAGGACAAGACAGAAATAGTCATATTATGGTTATTGATGGTCTTAACCTGTTCATCCGAGTCTTCTCGGCTATACCATCATTAAATGATGATGGAGACCATATTGGAGGTGTTGTTGGATTTATGAGGTCATTGGCCGCTGTTATACGAATGCATAAGCCTACCAGATGTGTAGTAGTATTCGATGGTAAGGGTGGATCGGTAAAGCGTAGAAAGATATATTCTGATTACAAGGCCAATCGAGCGGTAAGAACGCGACTCAACCGACATGATGAATTTGAAGATCTGGAAGATGAGCAAGCCTCGATGAGACGACAGTTCAACCGAATGATTGAATATTTAAATTTATTGCCTGTTAATATTATGGCAATAGATAATATTGAAGCCGATGATGCCATGGCGTATATCGCAAATGAAATTTATACTAAAGATTCTCAAAAGGTAACTATAGTATCTACCGATCGCGATTTCTTACAACTAGTTAACAACCGTATCCAAGTCTGGAGTCCGGTTAAAAAGAAAATGTATACTACAGAAACACTTGCCGATGAGGTAGGAATGCATCATAAAAATTATTTGATGTATCGTATGTTTTCTGGAGATAAGTCGGATAATATTCCAGGAGTAGATGGCGTTGGATTAAAAACATTAATTAAAAATTATCCAATGCTATTAAACCAGCCTGTCTCATTAGATGAGATGAAAGAATATACGGCTGATAGAGTTGCTGATTCAAAATTAAAAATATACCAGAAAGTGCAGTCAGGCATTGAATCAGGTGTATTAGATCGCAACCATCAATTAATGCAGTTACAAGAAGTAGATATATCAGGTAACGCAAAAATGTTGATACTTGATAAGACACATGAAACAACTCATCGAACTAACATATTAGAATTCAAAAAGATGTTCATGGTTGATAAATTATATACATCTATTAAAGATGTCGATACCTGGCTGCTCAATTCATTTAATTCATTGAATGCTTACGCTAGCATTTGATTATTTAAAAAATTATTATATATTTGATGTATGACATTAAAAATAAAAAGAAATAGTAAATGACTGATCGTTTGTCGAATTTTGGATATACGTTCCAAATAAAAGCAATTACATCTTTATTAACTGATAAAATATTTCTCCAGCAGATATCTGATATATTAATTCCGTCATATTTTGAATCAGAAGCCAACCAATGGGTAGTTGAAACAATATTAGATTATAGTCGAGAATATAAAGCATCGCCTTCATTAGAAGTAATGAAGGTTAAAATGGCAGATATTGAAAATGATGTTCTTAAGACGCAAATCGTGGACCATCTTAAAGATGCCTGGAAATACACTGGTGCTGATGATTTAGAGTTTATCAAAGAACAAGCAATTGAATTTTGTAAAAATCAGGAAATCAAAAAAGCTATATTGGATTCAGTATCATTGCTTAAGAATGGTAAGTATGAGGATATTAAAGCTAAAATTGATACGGCTTTAAAAGCTGGTGGAGATAAAGATATTGGACATGATTACATGATGGATATAGATGCTCGATATCTAGAGTCCGTACGGTACCCTCAAGAAACGCCATGGGAGATTGTTAATGAATTAACTGATGGTGGATTAGGTAAAGGTGAGTTAGGTGTAATGGTTGCACCAGCTGGGATTGGTAAGTCATGGGCATTAATGAATATAGGGGCACATGCTGTTAAGAAAGGAAAAACTGTAGTACATTATACATTAGAATTAAATGCTGCATATGTTGGATTGAGATATGATTCTGTTATAACTGGAATTGCAAATCAAAATCTAAAGCATTATCAAGATGAAGTAAAAGAAAAATTGGAAGAAGTAGATGGTGATTTAATTATCAAATACTATCCAACAAAAACAGTATCAGTATTAGGTATTAAATCGCATGTTGAAAAATGTATAATGCAAGGCAAACAGCCAGACTTAATTATTGTAGATTATGCTGATTTGTTAAGAGGTCATGGACAAGAGAAGAGACATGAATTAGAAGGTATATATGAAGACCTTCGAGGTATGGCAGGCGAATATGAAATACCGGTATGGACTGCATCTCAAGCAAATAGATCGGCATTAGAGGAAGATGTTATCGATGCAAGTAAGATTGCTGAATCATATGGTAAGGTAATGGTAGCTGATTTCATTATATCACTATCTAGAAAGGTAACAGATAAATTAGCTGGTACTGGTAGATGGCACGTAATTAAAAATAGGTTTGGACCTGATGGTATTACATTACCAAGTAAAATGAATACATCTAATGGACAATTTGATATATATAATGATACATCCATTCAAGGTAAGGATACTCAGAAACAAATGTCTAATGGAAATGAATTGGCTCGGAAGTTATTGTCTCAAAAATTTAAGGAAATCAAGAGCGGTGATTTCGGTTGAAAAAGCTTTACTTTTTTGAGTCAAAAATAGAGTTAATAGCTCTGCGTGAACATATTTATATAAGAATTCGTTAATTATCGTATCGCGCGAGGGTATAAATCTTTAAAAATATAAGGTCGTAAAATGGAACTATCTAATGAAGTACTCTCCGATATCACCGTACACATGAAGTACGCTAAATATCAATCGGAATTGCACCGAAGAGAAACATGGGAAGAATTAGTTACTCGGAACAAAGAAATGCATATTAAAAAATATCCTGGTATCAAAGATGAAATAGAAGCAGCATATAAATTTGTATATAATAAAAAAGTATTACCATCAATGCGAAGTTTGCAATTCGGTGGCAAATCTATAGAAATATCACCTAACAGAGTTTATAACTGTGCTTATCTACCTATCGATGATTGGAGATCATTCTCAGAAGTAATGTTCTTATTACTAGGTGGTACCGGAGTTGGGTATTCTGTGCAGAGGCATCACGTAGATGCATTACCAGAAATTCATGCTCCAAACCCAGATCGCCGACGGCGATATTTAATTGCAGATTCAATCGAAGGTTGGGCGGATGCTATAAAAGTTTTAATGAAGAGTTATTTCTATGGCGGATCTAGACTAAAATTTGATTTTTCAGATATTAGGCCAAAAGGTGCTCGTTTAGTTACATCAGGTGGTAAAGCTCCTGGACCCCAACCTCTTAAAGAGGCATTGGTAAAAATAGAAGGAATACTAAATGAGAAACAGAATGGCGAGAAGCTCAAAGCTATTGATGTGCATGATATCGTTTGTTATATTGCTGATGCCGTTCTGGCTGGTGGTATTAGGCGCGCGGCGCTTATATCATTGTTTTCGGCAGATGATGATGAAATGATATCTTGCAAGGCTGGTAACTGGTGGGAATTGCATCCACAGAGAGGAAGAGCAAATAATTCAGCAGTATTACTGCGTCATAAGGTTACTAAAGAATTCTTTACTACCATATGGAAGCGTATTGAAGCATCTGGTGCAGGTGAGCCTGGTATCTATTTATCGAATGATAAAGATTGGGGTACTAATCCTTGCTGTGAAATTGCCTTAAGGCCATACCAATTCTGTAATCTATGCGAGGTAAATGCATCGGATATCACATCACAAGAGGATTATGAAGCTAGAGTTAAAGCAGCTGCCTTCATTGGTACGCTTCAAGCAGGATATACCGATTTTCATTATCTAAGACCTATTTGGCAACGAACAACGGAAAAGGATGCGCTTATCGGTATTTCAATGACCGGTATAGGTTCCGGTACAGTGTTAGGTTATAATATGAAAGCCGCAGCTAAAATAGTTAAAGAAGAAAATGCTAGGGTAGCTAAAGTATTAGGTATCAATAAATCAGCAAGATGTACAACCGTAAAGCCAGCTGGCACAACCTCATTAACCTTAGGAACATCATCTGGCATTCATGCCTGGCATAACGATTATTATATTAGGCGAGTGAGAGTAGGTAAGAATGAAGCTATTTATACTTATTTAGCTATTCATCATCCAGAATTAATTGAAGATGAATATTTCCGGCCACATGATACTGCTGTAATATCAGTACCACAGAAAGCACCAGAAGGTGCAATCTTAAGAACCGAATCACCATTTCAATTGCTGGAACGAGTAAAGCAAGTGCATTTAGAATGGATTAAGTCAGGACATCGTTCCGGGTCAAATACACATAATGTATCTGCTACCATATCAATTCGAGACCACGAATGGGATTCTGTAGGAGAATGGATGTGGAGAGAACGCATGCATTACAATGGATTATCCGTTCTACCATATGCTGATCATACATATAAGCAAGCTCCATTCGAAGATATTACGAAAGAGCAATATGAACAATTAATGGAATCATTATCTAATGTTGATTTGAGTAAAGTAATTGAATTGGACGATGATACAAATCTATCAGGTGAATTGGCTTGTGTGGGAGGGCAATGCGAAATTGCTTGATATATTCATATTTAGGTACAGAGGATTGGATATACACAATGTATATCCTTTCTTCGCCTAAAAAAAGTTGAAAAAAGTTACTAAAAAGGTTGGTTTGCGTTGATTTTTTCGCCATCTTTAGATATAACCTTTAAAGAAAGAGAAAGATGGGAAATTTGCAAAAGTATTTTGATAGACATAAATGGATGAATGAAGAGACAATGGATTTGATCTCAATGTGCAAGACAGAATTATTTAGAATCGTTGATCCGGCATCAGAAAAATTACTCGCATTTGGTTCAGTATCTAATATGCTTGCTGGATTATATGATGGATTTGATTATGCAAATGATATCCGCAATGATAAAGAAATGGAAGTAATAAAAGATTACAGTCCATTGTTGCACTTTACCATTCATGGGATTTTGGAAACGATAGATTTATATCCAAAGTTTCATAAAAATGAAGCAATCTATTAATAAATCTAAATATAATGTCAGAAGCAGAATTTTTAACAGATGGTTGGGAGAAAATAAATCTCAACGAAGGTAACGTAACCTTAGGTGATAATATCGTTAACGGAAACGGATGCTTTGGTACTCTCAAGAAGATTACCAAGAAAGGCAAGTACGCAGTGAGATTCGATATGGATTATTCAGATGAACCTCTAACTAAATTTAGTCCAGCTAAATTTGAAAGATTCTTTCTAGTAGATAAACGATAACATGGCATACGTAAAAGCACCAATTACTATCACATATAAGACTAGTGCAAAAGCCCGGAAGGTCCGTAAAAAGACCTTTCGCAACACTCATATGGATGCGATCATTGAACGTCTTGAAAAGAATAAAATTCCAGGATTCACAGAACGCACTGTGATAATTCATATTGGATGGGGCTCAGCATTCTTATAAAAAGTTTGGTAGATTGAAAATAGTTTCATATATTGTATATATCTTAATTTAAATAAAATGGCAAAGCAGAAATCATTTAATTACAAAGAATTAGCTATGGACTTTAACTGGTATAAAGTTCCTGGCTGTGATCAAGAATATCTCCGTACTATGATGATGGAGACAGTTACTAACAACTCAGTAAATGCGACTGGGGTATCCTTCAAGGAAACATATCCACGTGCATCGAACTTCGCATTATTTCAATCAGAAGATAACCGAGATAATTATCTCGCTGAGTTTGCTTTAGATGGTGCTGGTACAGCATCTCATTTATTAACCGATGGCCGGAAATATTTTGTAGCCTGGACGTATGAAGGATAAAAATGGGTAAATTTCAATCAACAAAGATATTCGACAATTATTCAGTTGCATTACGTCAATGGAAGGCGTCGCACTCACATTGTGAATTATTACATGGATATGCTTTAAAGTTTAAAGTGTGGTTTGAATCTAATACACCAGATGATGAAAATATGGGGTTAGATGATATGAATTGGATTGTTGACTATGGTGGATTTAAAGATTCACCTATAGGTAATGGACTTAAGTCATGGATGAATCATATGTGGGACCATACATTACTTATACAAACTAATGATCCTTATAGAGATATATTTGAACAAATGGGTCAAATGGGGCTGGCTAAAGTACATTTCCTTGAGAAGATGGGAGCTGAGTCTTGTGCTAAATTAGTATTTGACCATTTCAATGAGGTATTATCTAAAACGGATGCAGGTCGGTGTAAGGTAGTAAGAGTAGAGTGCTTTGAAAATGATAAAAATTCATCAATATATGAAGAGATTAAATAATGTCAGGAACAGAACAAAATAAAATACTTATTTCAGAAGACTTTTATTCCATCCAAGGGGAAGGAAAGACGACAGGTGTACCTGCATATTTTATTAGATTAGCTAATTGCAATTTAACTTGTGGTGCAACTCCTAAATTTGTTAATAAGTTTAAGAAAGAAGAACGGGATGATACGCCAGGTTCATTTCAAGGAGATTTAGAACTGGAAGGTAAGGCTACATGGACTTGTGATTCAATACCAGAATGGGCAAAAGGCTCGCATCGGCCATATGAATACTTGTTCGAGCGGTGGGATGAACAAGGTATACTTGCTGATATAGCATCAGGAGTAATTCATATCATCTGGACTGGAGGTGAGCCTACCATACCAATGCATCAGCGAGCGATAGCTGGCTTTATGGAATACTTTGAAGAATATTGTTATACATGCGATTTACCATTTACACCTTATTGTGAAATAGAAACAAATGGCACAGTCCCATTAACAAGAGAGTTATCCATATATATGGATCAGATTAATTGCTCGCCTAAGCTAGCAAATTCCGGTATGAGTCCTAAGCAGCGTATTAGAGAAAATGCATTGCATTCTATTAGGTCACATTCTAACTATCAATTTAAATTTGTAGTTTCAGATGAAGAAGATATTAAAGAAATGTTCGATACATTTATCAATCCATTTAACATTCCAATGACAAATGTATGTTGCATGCCAGGAATGGATTCGCGAGAAAATTTCCATGAGCGAACTAAATGGGTAATGGAAATGGGAATTAAATATAAATTTATAGCACTATCTAGAATGCACATTTCGGCCTGGGATATGACCACTGGGGTCTGACCTTCCTGTAGGAAATCTCAGAAAGATTATTTATATTTTAAGAAGTTAATAAAAAAGTGAGTTTAAAATGAAAATGAAACCAATGGGAGATATGCTCCTAATTAAAGTAACGGAAGATGAGCAGAAAACCAAAAGCGGCATTCTACTTACCGCTAACCAGACGTCATATACATACGGAGAAGTTATATCAGTCGGAACTGGACTATTTACTCAAACAGGTGATAAGATACCAATGACGGCTACCGTAGGTGATACTATACTCGTACAAAACCATTTGCTTAATGATGGTAGAAAGGTTATGTTAGAAGGAGAGGAGTATGCATTAATTAGAGAATCAGAATTATCAATGATATCAACAGAAGGTTAAAATGGGAAATGACAATACGATTGAATTAGTAAAAGAAGGATTTGCTAATGGAATATCACTGCAGTTAGCAGAGATGCGACAAAAGCATGGTAATGTAACTAGCTTAACTGAATTTCAGAAAGCTGAGATTATCGATAATGCGGAAAAGGCCTTTGGAGAATTTTTAGATGCCTTGGGTGTGGATTGGAGAAATGATCCTAATTCATCTAATACGCCTAGGCGCGTAGCTAAGGCATATGTAAATGATCTATGGGCCGGCAGATATGAAGCTGCACCAGCCATTACAGCATTTCCATCTGATGGTTATGATGGCATAGTATTTGAAGGTGGCATTCCATTAACGTCAATGTGCTCGCACCATCATCAGGTCATTCAAGGTACAGTTTCAATAGCTTATCTACCAGGTAATGAAGGAAAAGTTATAGGCTTAAGTAAATTAAATCGACTTGTAGAGCATTTTGGAAGACGTGGTGCCATTCAAGAACAATTAACAGTTGCTATTCATAATGCAGTAGATACTATTATTAATGATAATAATGGTGTTGCGGTTATGGTTGAAGCTACCCATAACTGCGTTAAATGCCGTGGAGTAAAGCATGGTGGTGCAAGTATGAAGACTGCTAAACTAACTGGTGCATTCAAAGAAGATCCAGCTACCAGAAATGAATATTATGAATTTGTAAGAGGCTACGATGGGTAATGAACAAATTAAATCTGATTTAGAATATATCAAAACCAAGCTACAATTAGCTAATCGTATTGGTATGGATGCTGAATTAGTTTATAATGCATTACTTTTAGCATTACATGGAGAACATGAAACACCAATGCAGGCATTTGCAGATGCTGTAAACGATATAATGACTTAATGAAAATACTTATACCGGAATACAAAATAGAACGACGAGTTCGAGCCATGGCTCATACATTGTCAGAAGAGCATCGTAATAGTGATTCGGCCTATCCACCCGTATTGATCGGTGTATTAAATGGCGCTTTCATGTTCTTTACGGACCTAGTGAAAGATATGGGTATAGATATTGAGGTTGATTTTATCCGTCCAAAATCTTATATTGGTAAAGATAATTCCGGAGGCGTTAAATTTACTAAAGATATCGAATTATCGCTTAAAGGCAAGCGCGTATATATTATTGAAGATATAGTTGATACTGGTCAGACCATGATGGAGATTTTGAAACGTGTTGATAATGAAATGCCTGCCGAGGTTAAAGTAGTAACATTGGTTAATAGAAAGGATAATGAATTTCCAATCGATCATGTTTGTTTTCCTGACCATGGCGATGAGTTTTTTGTAGGTTATGGATTTGATGATAATGGCCTTAAGCGTAATTATAGAAATTTGTATAAAATTAATTAATGTATCAGAATATATACTATCAACGTAAGACGAATACTATTCATCTATGGGATGATATTGAAGGTCATAAGAAGATAAAATATAAGCCATACGCTTATAAAAAATCTCCATATGGTCCTTTTGTAGCATTAGATGGTAATCAGTTAGAACAAGTATTTAATCCTACTCGCGATGATCGTGGATTATATGAATCAGATGTTAGGCCTGAGGTTCGTGTTTTAATTGATCGATATACTGATTCAGATGAGTCGAGTGTTAACCATCGTATATTAACTTTTGATATTGAGGTTGATATTGAAGGTGGATATCCTGATATTGAAACTGCAAATAAAGAAATTACATCTATCGCGTATTATGATCATCAAGTAGATATGCGATATGTGTTTATTTTAGATAAGCGTCGGTTAGTAGAATCTAAAGAAGCAAATGACTGTGAGATCTTATCTTGTCAAACTGAGGAAGAGTTATTACAGAAATTCTTGTTTAAATATCATCAGACTAATCCTACTATCTTAACCGGTTGGAATATCGATGGATTTGATATTCCTTATTTATATAGGCGAATGACTTCGGTATTAGGTAAATCGATGGCCAATGCATTGTCACCTATCAAAGAAGTTAAATATAATGAGCGTAGTGATTCATATACTATAGCAGGTGTATCTGCATTAGACTATATGGCATTGTATAAGAACTTTACATATTCAGAAGAATCTAGTTACGCATTAGATGCAATATCCCGGAAAGAATTAGGTAAAGGTAAGATTGAGTATGATGGAGATTTGAATACTCTCTTTACTACAGATATTCAAAAGTATATTGATTATAACTTGACAGATGTTGATTTGGTAGTCGAGTTAGATCAGAAGATGCAGCTTATTGAATTGGCAATGAGTATATGTCATAAAGGTCATGTACCATATGAAGATGTATTTTATTCTACTAGATATCTAGACGGAGCATCATTAACATATCTTAAACGAAATAATATAGTTGCACCATCCAGGAAGCGAAGAGTTAAGATACAGACGGCTGGTGATTATATAGCTCGTAGCAAAGAAATACGTGTTAATGAGATTCCAAAAGATACACCACCTTCTGGCCAATTAAAAATACATACATCGAAGAGTGGAAGTGAAAAAACTGAATATGTTGATATTGATTTCAAGCGTAATGTCTTTATTTTATCAAAAGGTCTTAATAAGCCATTACCTGGCGGATTGGATGTTGCTATTGATTTATTAGGTGCATATGTAAAAACTCCAGATCCAGGATTATATAAATGGGTATATGACTTAGATTTAACATCGCTATATCCATCCATCATTATGACTTGCAATATCTCACCTGAAACTAAAATAGGTAAGATTGTTGGCTTCGATGGCCATAAGTTTATCCGTGGCGAAGAAATGCATTTAACATTAATGCCAGGCAATGAAGGATATACTACTGAATCTCTTAAGGAATGGTTAACTACTAACAAATATAGTATCGCAGCTAATGGTGTGGTATATAAAACAGATTCACCTGGCCTGATACCAGTTATCTTGGATAAGTGGTTCAATGAACGCGTAGAATATAAAAATTTAAGAAAGAAGAGTGAAAAGGAAGGTGATGATGCTAAAGCAGTATATTATGATAGGCTGCAGCTGGTTACTAAAATTATGCTTAACTCTTTTTATGGAGCATTAGGAAATGCTGGATTTAGATTTTATGATCCTGATAATACAGTTGCCGTTACGAGTACCGGGCAGCAATTGATTAAGTTTACGGCTGATATTGGTAATAAATTTTATTCGCGAGAGCTTGGAGTAGAAAAAGATTTCAATATCTATATAGATACTGACAGTGTATTCTTTTCATCATTACCAATTATTGAAAAGCGGTATCCTAAATATGATATCAACGATGAAAAGTGGATGGCCGAAAAGACTATAGAAGTTGCATCAGAGGTCCAGCAGTTTATCAATGAAATGTATAATATCTATGCTAAGCGATTCCATAATGTAACAGATCATAGATTTGATATTAAGCAAGAGTTTGTAGCGAAGGCCGGATTATGGATTGCCAAGAAGCGTTATGCTCAATGGTTGATTAATCAGGAAGGCCATACGATATCTAGATTAGATGTAAAAGGATTAGATGTTGTTAGATCTTCTTTCCCACCTGCCTTTCGAAAGTTCATGGCAGAGATATTAGAAGATATACTTAAGTTGTCGGCTAAAGAATTAGTAGATACTAAAATTTTAGATTTCAAAGAACATATTAAGTCACTACCATTATTACAAGTAATGTCACCAATCGGTGTTAAAGAATTAAAAAAATGGAAGACTGGTCAATTGTTTGGCAAACGTAAGTCACGTACTCCTGTACATGTAAAGGCCGCATTGAATTATAATGATTATTTGACTCATTACAGTATTACTTCAACGGCACCAATACTAGACGCGCAAAAGATTAAATGGACTTACTTAAAAAACAATTCATTTGGTATAGACCAGCTGGCTATTAAAGGGTTTGAAGATCCGCCTGAGATAGTTAAGATGGTTGAAGATTATATTGACTATGATAAAATTTTCAATAGAGCATTTGAAAACAAGTTAAATGATTTTTATGCAGCTTGCAATTGGGGTACGATTCCTAATAATGCAGCATTAAATCAATTCTTTTCTTTTGGATAATTGAAATTAATTTCATATATTATTTACAAATCAAGCAATTAAAAGATGAAAGGTAAATCTCATTGGTATGGCCGTGAATGCGAAGGCCGGTTTGCAGATATCGATACGGTATTTGTAAGAAAGCATATTCCAGAAAATTATAAAGAGTATCCACATATCTATTTTACTATTGAATATGTGAGAAACTGCAATCAACCATATCTGCCACCAGAGCCGAATGATGCTTGGGATGATATATTAGAAATATTAGAAACTAATCAAGTAGTAACTATCGAGGCAGATAAAGGTACAATTAAAAATATTCCATTAGGCGTATTTAATCGAGTGCATATAATCTATAGAATAGAGGATAGGTATCCAATCGATCTTCTTAAGAGTACAGATACTATTTCAATTGATACTGGTAAGTATGCTTCTATTCAATCTATGAAAGGTTGTATGCAGCGAATTACGCCTGATGATTATAAGTATGATAGGAACGAGCAATAATATGACAAAAAAGAAAAAAGTATGGTATTTAGGCCTTGAACCTCTTAAAGCAAGGTATACAGGTCAATTGACAGAAGATTGGATGCCAGCGGCATTTAATCAATTTAAGGATGATGTAGATTTTATATCTGTGCCTGGCGATTATGATCCTGATCAGGAAATTAAAGTCGGTGCTGTATTAGATGCAGTAGGTCGTGGAGTATTTGCAATGAGCCAAGTAACACGATTACTTGAAGCTATCCGGTCTGATGATTTCCAAGATGGCGATGTTGTATATATTCAAGATATGTGGCATCCTGGAGTTGAAGCATTATTTTATGCTTGGGACTTGTATGGATATAAAAATGTAAAGGTTTATACAAGGTGCTGGGCTCAATCGGTTGACGAATATGATTTCACGTTTCCAATGAGAGAATGGATGCGTTATTACGAGTTAGGATTTGATAAATATCTAGCTGGCATATTTGTAGCAAGTACAATTCATAGAGACCAATTGAGAGAAGCAGGGTTTACTGCACCTATTCATGTATTAGGATTACCAGTTCATTCAGAATCAGTTCGGAATACCGCTGGCAATATTCAAAAGACCTTTAAGGATAATGTAGTAGTTTATACTTCAAGATTTGATAAAGAAAAGAATCCATTCTTTATGATGGAAGTGGCGGAGCAATTCCTAGATGCAAATCCAAAATGGGAATGGCATATAACTACCTCAGGTAAAGAAATTAGAAGTATGATGCCAGGTACCGTGGAAGCGTTGCGAGAGTTAGCAAAGGCCGAGCCAAGGTTTAAAATCTATGAAGGAATTACCAAGCAGGAATATTATGACAAACTTAGGACTTCAGAAATACAATTCAATACTGCATTACAAGATTATGTAGCATTTACAGCAGTTGAAGGTGATGTATTTGATACTGATTTAGTATATCCTGATTTTAGATCATTTAAAGAAACGGTTGAGGCTAGTAGAAGATATACTCCATTTAAAGTTGATAGTGCTTTAAAAGTATTGAATAATGCTATTAAAACAAAGAGACCGGAGCATGGTATTGCAGAAGCATGTGATGTTGGTATATTGGCCGAGGCAATGATCGTTTCAAGCGGAATTGATTATGAATTAAATGTTTGGCATGAAAAAGAATTATGCAAGCATCTACTAACAAGAAAAGGAATAAATGTATGAGTAAAGAATTAATATACTACCCCTCATTATCAGCAGGTGGTAGTGCAGATGCTCTGAAAAAGAATAAAGAGGTTAAGCCTGGCTTAACTGCTAGATTCTACGACAAGTCATTTCCAGAGCGATGGAGACATCCATACTTCCTAATTACTGCCGGTCACCATTATAAAGATATGGAAGCCAGGCAGAAGTATGGTTGTGGTGATGACGTCCAGGTTATAGGTGATTCCGGAGGATTCCAATTGGTTACAGGGGCTATTAAATGGTCGCCAGAGATCAAAGAGAAGATATTCCATTGGCTGGAGGCCAATTCGGATATTGCCGTTAACCTGGATATACCGCCGCGTATTAAGTATGAAGGTAAGTTTAGAGAATGTTTAGATATCTCATATGAGAATTTTAAATATTTCGCAGAGAACCAATCAGGTAAAACTCAATTCTTAAATGTAATACAAGGTAATAGTATTGCAGAATATGAAACTTGGTATAACCGAGTCAGAGACTTTGATTTCAACGGTTGGTGTATTGGTGGTGCTCAGAAAAGAGTATCAATGTTTATGAGTGGATTAGCTCCATTACTTAAGCATAGAGAATTTGAAAAAAAGCAAAACAAGTTCATACACGTATTAGGAATCTCCAAAATATCTGATTTCTTCTTATTAGCATATTTCCAAAAGATGATGAATAAGCATTATGGAGGTAGAATCCAAATATCGACAGATTCTTCATCACCAGGATTATATCCAGTGTATGGAACTTCACTTCATTCGGCTCAATTGAGTAAAATGACCTTTACTGATTTATACTTTCCAAAAGGAGAAAACCTTCCATATATACCAGGAACGGCAGTGCCTAATCCATTAGGTCATCCGGTATATGAAGGATTTACTTTTGATGAAGTTGCTAAATATGATGCGAATGTATATAATAAAATGACAATGAATAATTTGTTTGTATATACTGAAACAGTTAAGCAGATTAAAGAATTGGTAAATGCACATGACGAGTTACTAGAAAAGGTATTACCACGTGATTTTTATCTAGTATTAAAGAGCATGGAAGAAATGTTCGAATCAGATGATCCATATATGGTATATGAAAAACATGTAGGATTGTATAACAAATATGGTGGCCAAACATTAACAATGGCAAATAATGAAACTTTCAGTAAGTTTTTTGATATTTAGTAAAAATTTTATATATTATAGTTATGGAAAAGAAAAAGTTAATTTCGTTTATTGATAAGTATTATTTGGCTGGCAATGCTAATAGTACTAAACTAGTTGTAGCAGATAAAACAATGTCTTGCGACTTTATTACAGATGACCAGAATGTTGTAGGTACTGTGTCTGCAGAAGATTTTGATCTACCGAATGGCGAGTTAGGAGTTTATGCAACATCTCAACTTGTAAAGATACTATCTGCATTAGAAAATGATATCAATGTTGATATCAAAAAAGCAGAAGAAACTGCGTATAGCCTGCAGGTATCGGATAGTAATTCAGATGCTACTTTTATGCTAGCAGACTTAGCTGTTATTAGGCAAGTACCTAAAATGAAGCAGTTGCCTGATTTTACTGTTAAGATTAAACTTGACAAGGGGTTTGCTGATAGATTTATCAAATCGAAGAATGCGTTACCAGAATCAACTAATTTTGCTGTTAATACATCTAATAATAAAGCTGAGCTCATTATCAATTATTCTAGCATGAAAACAAGTAGAATTACATTTAATGTCGATGCTACTGTTGATGCGGATATAGCTAATGTTTGTTTCAATGCAAATCTATTCAAAGAAATCTTAACAGCTAATAAAGATGCAACGGAAGGTAGCTTAGAAGTATCTTCAGCAGGATTGGCAAGAGTTACTTTTAAAGGTGATGGATTTGCAAGTACATATTATCTAGTCCAGCTACAGCCATCATGAAAGTAGCGATTAAAAAGTTACATCCCAAAGCAGTTATACCAGAATACGCTAAAGATGGGGATGCTGGACTAGATTTCACTGCAGTAGCCATGGAGTTTAATGCAAACTACAATTACATTGAATACTTTACTGGAATCGCAATAGAGGTACCAGAAGGTCATGTAGGATTAATGTTTCCAAGAAGTTCTGTGAGCAAGACTGACTTGGCATTAACAAATTGTGTAGGAGTCATAGACTCCGGCTATCGCGGTGAAATTAAATTTAGATATCGATTTCCAAAGGATATGAATTATCCAATGATACGTAAATATCAGGAAGGAGAACGAATAGGACAATTAATTATTATGCCTTATCCGCAAATTGAACTCGAAGAAGTATCAGAGTTATCTGATTCAGAAAGAGGTGATGGGGGATTTGGTTCATCAGGTAACTAATAACAAATGTTTGGAAATGTAGAAAATAGCCTATGGGTAGAATCGTATAGACCTAAAGATCTAGATGATGGGTATGTTGGCAATGAGCATATTGTAGGTAAAGTTAGAGTATATTTAGAATCAGGTGATGTACCACATTTATTGTTTTGTGGAGGAGCTGGTACTGGTAAAACTACGCTAGCTAAAATTATTGCTAATAATGTTGATGCCGATGTAATGTATCTCAATGCATCTGATGAGAATAACGTAGAAACGGTAAGAGAGAAGATAAAGAATTTTGCTAGTACTATTGGATTCCGTAGATGGAAGATCTGTATACTCGATGAGGCAGATTACTTAACTGCCAATGCTCAAGCCGCGCTTCGTAACCTAATGGAGACGTTTTCAAAGACTACAAGATTTATATTGACTTGTAATTATGTTGAAAAGATTATCGATCCTATTCAATCTCGCTGTCAGGTGTTTGGTATAGAGCCGCCGTCCAAAGCAGATGTAGCTAAGCGAATGGTAGCTATCTTACAAGAAAGAGAAGTTACATTTGATAACAAAGATATTGTCACTGTTGTCAACAATGGTTATCCGGATATCCGTAGAATACTTAATACGTGTCAGAGTCATACGGTAGATAACGTATTGAAGTTGGATGAGCATAGTATTGTTCAAGCAAATTATATGACGAAACTGCTTGATATAATAAATAATGAATCTGACAAGAAAGAATGCTTCAAGCAGATCCGTCAATTAATTAATGATAGTAAAGTAAGAGATTTTACGGCATTATATCGCTTTCTTTTTGATGAGATAGATAATTATGCTAAAGGCCATGTAGCAAGTTGTATATTAATACTTGCAGAAGCTCAATATCAGGATTCGTTTGCAGTTGATAAAGAATTGCATGTTATGGCGATGATGGTAAAATTGTTAACAGAAATAAAGTAATAAGTTATGGGAAAAGAAATCGATTTAAATATAGGACAACAGGATCCTACTCGATTAAAGATTAGTGCAAGCGATCTTAAAGATATTTGTTGTGAAGAATGTGGAGGAAAGATCTTTCGCTCAGTTCAAATGTTCAAAAGGCTGTCAGCGATAATTTCACCTACTGGTAAAGAACAGATTGTTCC